CGTAACAATTGGCGGAACTCAAGGTTCATCGAACTAAGGGTTTTTAATAATAATTCTTGAATAGAGGAAAAGTTTAACATGGCAAACGTAGACAAGGCTTTTGGTCTAAGACCTTATAAAGGCCTCAATGTTGGTTCAGCTGTACAAGAAGCTAATAAATATAGTATTGATCCTTCCGGATATGGCACAAGCATCTTTCAAGGTGACATGGTTATATTCGCAGGCGGATATATTAATAGAGCAGCAGCTTCTTCAGCTAACGTAGTCGGCGTGTTTTCACATTGTTATTATGTGAACACAAGCGGCGAGCCTACCTTCTCGAATTACTATCCAGCTAGTACAACGGCACTCGGAGGCGGAGCTATAGAATGTTATATCTATGACGACCCTAACCAAATGTTTCTAGTACAAGCGGATGGTGCTTCAGCCGTAACATGTATTGGTAGAAATGCTGATACTGACGGCATTGGTGGTTCAACGACTACAGGTGTTTCCACTCGTGAACTCGACTCTAGCACTATAGCAACAACGCAAGCACTTCAGCTTAAAATCGTTGGTGTTGTTCAAGATGACAATAACGGAGATCTCACAGCGAATAATGCAAATTTGGTTGTAATAATCAATGAGCACGCTTATAGAGGTCCTGTTGCAGGAACGTAAGGAGTAATTTAGATGGCAATTAGTAGAGCACAATTGGTAAAAGAATTGCTTCCTGGCCTCAACGCACTATTCGGACTAGAATACGATAGATATGACAACGAGCATGAAGAAATTTATGACGTTGAATCAAGTGATCGTGCTTTTGAAGAAGAAGTGATGTTGACCGGTTTTGATAGCGCACCTGTCAAGTCAGAAGGAGCAGGGGTAGCTTTTGATCAAGCGCAAGAAGCGTTTACATCAAGATATACTCACGAAACGATAGCATTGGCGTTTTCAATTACTGAGGAAGCGGTCGAAGATAACTTGTATGACAGATTGTCAGCAAGATATACTCGCGCGCTCGCCCGAAGTATGGCAAACACTAAGCAAGTAAAAGCAGCATCTGTTTTAAACAGAGCGTTCAACACAAGTTATTTAGGCGGAGACGGTAAAGAACTTTGCGCAACAGACCACCCAACTGTGGGTGGCGCTAATTTGCGTAACGAACTTTCAACTGCAGCTGACCTGAACGAAACTTCGTTGGAACAAGCTCTTATTGACATTGCAGCATTTACTGACGAACGTGGATTGAAAGTAGCTCTTCAAGGAACGAAACTAATCATTCCTAAAGAACTACAATTCACTGCCGATAGATTGTTGGAAACACCAGGACGTGTTGGAACGTCTGATAATGATATTAACGCTATGAAAAATATGGGAATGATCCCTGAAGGTTATACCGTTAATCATTATCTCACTGACACTGATGCTTGGTTCATTAAGACTGATTGTCCGAACGGATTCAAAATGTTTGACCGTTCACCAATCAGAACTTCAATGGAAGCTGATTTTGACACAGGCAATGTTCGCTACAAGGCTAGAGAAAGATACTCTTTTGGATGGAGTGATCCAAGAGCAGTATTCGGAAGCCCAGGAGCATAACCAAATATGGAACCTCGCCGGGGGTTTCTTACTCAACCCGGCACACTTTTCTCTTTATATTTCCCTTCTTTCCAAGTAGTATGTAATCTACTAGGGTTAACTTGTCCTACAGACTGACCTAGCAGACAAGCCAAGACGGTAGGACTTATTTTTTTCTTAGGAGGAAAATTATGGCTAAATCAACCTTTTCAGGACCAGTACAATCACTGGCTGGATTTATTTCGGCAGGAAACGCTAACGTAGTTAGTCTAACCGCTGACACAACCTTGACTGTTGCGGCACACGCCGGAAAAGTTATAGTAACCAATGACGCAGACGGTAAATTTACTTTACCTTCTATTGTTGCAACTGCTCCAGGCAGTGACGACGATCCAAATCAAACCAATAACCTAGGTGCTACTTTTACATTTATAGTTGTCACCGCAGCAACAGATATGGACATCTTAACTGACGGAACCGATAAATTTGTTGGTGGTCTTTACACGGGTGTAACTGACGCTACGGGTAAAACGTTTATTTCAGGTGCGTCTAACGACGTTATCACTATGAACGGAAGCACTAAAGGCGGACTTGCGGGTAGCATTGTAAAAGTAACTGCAATGGCTTCTGCTAAGTATGCGGTGGAAGGAATTATACTTGGTTCAGGAACATTAGTTACTCCATTCGCTGACGCATAAGGAGCTGAATTATGGCTAATACTGTCACAGGTCCTACCATTCAATATGACTACGACAAAAAACTAATTGTTTATTGTTCAGTTTTATCAGACGGAAGCGCAAGTAGCACAACGTTAGTCGATGTTTCAGCATTGACAACAAACAACGCAAAATCTTGCGCTCACGTTGCACTGAGTAAAATCTGGTACACAGCAGGCGGAGGAACAGATGCTCCTGCTTCCCTAGATTGGGATGCAGACACCAACGTTACTTTTTTAACGCTTTCTTATGACAACATGTTTGACTTTAGTTCTATTGGAGGGTTGATCAACACAAAAGCGACGGGATACAGTGGAGACGTTCTTTTCGTTATTCCATCAACTTCCGATGCAGGAAACGAATACACAGTTTGGTGCGAGTTCATAAAATATTATGAAGCACCTAATAATTAGAGGTAAATCATGCCAGGAATGAACGAAAGAAAAAGACACATGAGAGGCGAAACCAAAACCGCTCGCGGTGACTACGGAACTAAAGGCTATATGGGTGGCGGTAAAATTCCAGGTTACAAGTACGGCGGTGGCGTAGGTTCATACAAGAAGAAAGACCGTAGGCCTTAATCATGGCGACTTCAGGAACCACAACATTCGATCTGAGTGTTGATGAAATTATTGAAGAAGCATACGAACGTTGCGGAATCGAACTTCGTACTGGGTACGATTTAGAAACCGCACGTCGTTCGCTGAATCTTATGATTGCTGAATGGGCAAACAGAGGCCTTAATCAGTGGTTAATTGTTAAAAATAATTTTACAGTTACCGATGGAACCAATTATGTAGACCTAGGCACAGATGTTATAGACATAACATCGGCTGTCATTCAAAGAGACAACACAGATTTTCAACTTGAACGCATAAGTAGATCTGATTTCTTATATACACCAGAAAAAGCAGACAAAGCCAGACCAACTCAATTTTTCTTAGAAAGACACATAACACCTAGAATATATTTGTACCCAACACCAGAAAACTCTACAGACGTAGTTTATTATTACGCACTAACAAGGATGCAAGACGTAGGGGATTACACAAACAACATGGAAACAGTTTTTCGTTTTCTTCCGTGTATGACGGCTGGGCTGGCTTATTACATAGCAATAAAAAGAGCACCAGACAGAGTGCAACTATTAAAACAAATTTACGATGAGGAGTTTGATAGAGCAGCATTTGAGGACATTGATTCTGTAAGTTCTAAGTTTGTTCCACCTAGAGTGGTGATATAATGGCTTTTTCTGCTGGCAAATATGCTTGGGGAATTTGTGATATTTCGGGTCAAAGATACAGACTAAAAGACATGAAGACACAGTGGAATGGGCTTCGTGTTGGCTACGATCAGTTTGACACAAAACACCCACAACTAGACCCACCACATATAGCCGCAGACCCACAAGCGTTAAGAAATCCTAGACCAGACAGAACAGAACCTGTTGCAGAAGCTTTGTTAGTAAGCAATCCTTTTTTGTCTACGGCTTCTAGCGCAGTAGTAACTGTTTTTGAAGACGATCATGGAAGAACAACTAATGATAAAGTTAGGTTTAGAGGAACTGAGTCTTTTGCTGGACTCTCTTCGTCTGTTTTAGACGACCCCGACGCATATTCAATTACAGTTATAAACACAGATACATACAGTTTTGGTGTTTCTTCTGGCACAGCAACCAGCGCTATTAGAGGTGGAGGCGGTTTTGTTTCGGTAGGACCAGCACAAGCTCTTTTGCCTTTAGACCCATTTAAAACATTAACTTCTGGAGCAAACGCTCAAATTCAAGTTACAGAGTTTAAACACAACAGAACTACGGGAGACACGGTTAGGCTTCGTAACACAAAAGCTTTTGATGGCATAACAACAACTGTACTTGAAGCTTCAGATGGATATACAATAACAGTTGTAGACGATAATAATTATAAGTTTACTTCAACAGGAACAGCTACTACTGGCGACGTCAGTGGTGGAGGCTCTAAAGCAACAGCGGGACCAACAACATGAGTTTTACATACAGTGGATTAAAAACAGCGGTACAGAATTATATAGATAGTTCTGAAACCACTTTTGTAAACACTCTCGACACGTTTATACAACAAGCGGAAAACCGCATATTCAACACAATTGAATTAAATGTTTTTAGAAAAAATGTTACGGGTACGGCGGCCTCTGGAAATCAATATTTGTCTGCACCAACGGATTTTATTTCTCCTTTGAGTTTGGCTGTTTTAGACAGTGACAGTAAATACACTTATTTATTATTAAAGCACCCTAGTTTTATGCGCAACTATACAACAACAGCGGCCACCACAGGTTCACCTAAATATTACGGACAGTTCGATGATGACACATTTATTTTGGCGCCAACACCAAACGCTAATTTAACTTTTGAACTGCATTACCTATACCAACCAAATTCATTAACTGCGGCAGGGGATAGTGGTACAACTTGGGTTTCAAAAAATGCTCCCGATTTACTACTGTATGGAACGTTAGTGGAAGCAAGTGTATTTTTAAAACAAGACTTAAACGAAACAAATATGTTTGAGTCTCGTTTTCAAGAAAACCTAGTTAGACTTAGTAATTTAATGGAAGGAAGGTCTACTAGAGACGAAAATCGTTTTGACAAACAAAGAGGGTTTTCAGCCGCGCCTCCACAATAAATGTTAGAAAACAATCTTAAAGGCAAGAAAATTGCCATAGTTGCTATGGGCAGAAGTCAGCTAGACTATCATTTGTCCATTAGCCATAGTCAAGAATACGATGAAGTTTGGACCATAGGTTCAATGTGCGCTGTTATAAAACCAAACAGAGCTTTTGTTATGGATCCCGCAACAAGGTTTTTTGATACAAACGACGCTGGGCCCCAAACAGAAGTGATGCGTAAGACATTACCAAAACTAGATATTCCTATTTATTCATGTGTAAAAGATAACCGTGTTCCTGGTATTGTCCTTTATCCTTTAGAAGAGGTTATTAAAAAAACAGGATGCGCTTATTTTAATAACTCAATTGCATACGCCATTGCTTATGCGTTGTATCAAGAAGTAGGATCTATCAACATGTTTGGAGCAGATTTTACATATAAAACCAACGTGCATTTTGGAGAAATGGGGCGAGCATGTTGTGAGTTTTGGTTATCCAAGTGCATACAAAAAGGAATCGATGTAGCGATTGCACCAAGCTCTTCGTTGTTAGATACTAACGTGTCTACAAAAGAAAAATTATATGGATACCATAGGCTTGATGATCCACCTGTGGTATAT